AATGTCCTGGGTATCGACAACCTGTCCGCCGATAATAAGCTCAAACTTGTCGAATACCTGCGTCCAATCCAGATTGGCCAAGACTGAACCGTTCGAGTCGGTCACAGTAAAGTACACATAGCTGAGAAGATCACCCTTCTTCTCGAAGCGAATAGTAGAGATACCACCGGCCGATGGGGCGCCCTGAATAATCTGACGCTCAACCGAGTTGGCATAATGGGTATATTTGCGATACGTGGATCGATAAAATGAAATTTCGGGCTTGCCGGTCAGCCAAACATCCTGATCACCAGTTGCGACGAGTTTAACTACACCTCCGCTCATTTATCATGTCTTACATTTTTTTACTAGACAACCGCGAGTGGGGGGATGGCAACAGGGTTTCCTTCGAGTGCCTGGATGGCAACATCTAGAGAATGTGGTGTCGAGTACGGATTTTCGTTAGACTTGCGCTCATTAAATTTGTAGAATCGAGCATCGACATATTGCTGGACACGTCCGCCTGTAGTGGCGTTTACAGGACCTGGCTGAAATGGAGTCGTCTCGGCTCGGAGCTGAGACATTGCCCCTACCGTGTTGACCGGATCGTTCCTGACATTCATACGGCCAGAATTTCCTGGTCGATCTTCCTGTGAACGAAACCCACTCGAACGTGTAATATCTTTATTTGTATATGAAATCGCTCCGCCCTCTGCATATGGCTGGTACACGTTATATTGACCCGGGCCACTGCTCAGCGTGTCGACACGAGCGCCTGTCTGCTGACGAATAGTCGAGCGCTCAGTCTTTGAAAACTCTGGGCGCAGCTCTGGCTTTGTGACGGCACCGCCTTGTCCCTCGCCCCGGCTCTGGATGGGGTCGTGCGTCTGGGTCTTGGACTCCTTAGCTACGTGGCTCACAACACCGATAGGAATTGGGCCTCCGTTAGGAACAAAATAACTAGGGGGGCCGTCGCGCCCCTCGATAGTCGTAAGCTTCTCCTCGTTGATATTTGTAGGAAGGGCTCGGAAGAATTGATGAAAACCTCCGGCAGCTGCAACATTTGCCCCGTACCCTAGACCACGACCAACGGTGTTCGGTTGCTCAAGAGGGCTCAAGTTGTTCATTTTATTCGTGATGTATTCACGCTCATATAGGTTATATACCGGCTGTCCGTGAGGAAAGACCCGAGTATCCATCTTCATATCTTGAAGCGATGGGATCGCCTCTTTCGGTTGGAGGCGCCAGTCACCCACGCGACGACCGAGCTGAGGATTCGTGTTACGAATATCGAATGCATCCTTCTCGTGGTCACGAGCGTTTGATGCGAGATCGAGATCTCGTCGAGTTATGGATCGAGTGGTTGGGGGCTGAGAAGCCTGGGGAGCTGGACAAACTATTGAATCAGGGTTTTTCTCGCTCAACTTCTTGCCTGCAAACACAAGACCGACAATGGCTGCGATAGCCAGAGGATCCATATACTATATCAAATTATTTGTTTTGGAAGTAACGCTGGCTGAAACGGTTGTTCTGGTCATCCGCAAATGTGCTCCGTGGAGACCACTGCATCCATTGGATAGGAACCTGTGCAGTGTCACAATAGCAATTGGGAAAATCATACGGCTGCTCGGTCATGTTCTTCCGCCACGAGGTGGTAGGCTCAGGAACTAGCTCACTGGTGATTTGTCCAATATCCTCGAGCGTAATCTGAGCAGGACCCTGCCAGATGCCAGTCTCCATGACATTTTGACTCGTCGTAAGAGTCGGTGCCATTTAATATTACCTTTGGAAATTATCTGGAGCCACCTGAACCGGTGCCACCGCGACCGCCCCGCATCTGCGTCACTTCTGGGAAGTGGAAATTGAAGTTATCTGGGTCACAAGCGGCACCGCCTTGATCCTTGCACATTGGACTAAACTTCTTTCCGAATGAAGCTTCCGCGAACGCCGTCTGGTCGCCTGGGATTGTGCTTACGGGCATGGTATAAAAGTTGCGCTCAGCATCACGGATCCGCTCGAATGGATGAATGTCACTCCACTGCTGCTGGACCTCTGCACGGACACTCGGATACCACGCGGCGGAAGGACGATTTGGGTCATCTATTATATCGGTAAGCATAACGTTCGCCATGGGGTTGTCACGGGTCGGAAATGTCACCTCGGGCTGAAGCAGGCCAACCTGGCGACCCTGTGCAATTGTTTTTTTACCGTCTATAATCATGTTATTTTGCTGTAAATAGTATAACACTCCGAGGACGAGAACCCCGAGTGCAAAAATTCTGGAATCGCGTTGAATAAGATATACTACGCATGTTGCATAGATTACGAAACGAGCCGTTGCAAGAGCCCGCTCCTTCGAGGTCTGGCTGGATGTTGGCCAAAATTTAAGGAGGTCATCAGACTTGAATATTTCCTTTACATCCATATCCTATAGTCTATCGAGATTTTTTGTTACCCTTTTTCTTGGGTCGGGGCGTCTGGGGGGCATCCATAAGGCCAGCGAGTGGTCCTGTTCCGGACATCAACGTGCTGAGCATGCTATTCACACCGGACATGAGATCGACATCATCGCCCATCTTCATATTCTTGGCGCACTTTTCGGCCACTGCCTCTATCTGAGAAAGTGCGTCTGACGGAAACATATTGAGCGTCATTGCAATCATATACAGCGAAGAAAGCCACTGCCATATAGCCGTCTTGTTCTGCTCAGTGCAGGTCTCCTCATACCAGTGCGTGTGTAGATACAGCTTCTTTGCAAATTCATTCTCCTCGCAAAAGAATGAAGGATCTTTTGCCATGAGCTTTTGCGCATAAGGGCCAACCTGAGCCATAAATGTCTTATAGTCGCCCGGATCAGCCTTGGCCATGTGAATGGCCAAGTCATCTGACCACACAGACAGAATGTCGTCGAGAAACTGCCCCATCATATCATTGAAAGCCTTTACGGTTGTCATTGTAATTAACAAATGTAGATATTCCTTAACTTAAAAAGGTTCAGTTAATCTAGATTCGTGAGTTCCGTGTGCTTTACTTGTAAGAAAATACACCAATATCGCGACCAGAAAAGCCGGTTTGAAATATTCAGAATTTTTAGTTTTTTCTTCTCCATTCATCTTATTTTTGATGTATATGTAAGCGACAGTTATTGCGGCACCTGCAATTGCCGCATTTACAGGTTCTCTCAGCAATTGATCCATTGTGTTACTATCCAAGCTTATTTATACGCCCGGGTGTCCCGCGCGGGACGCCCGGTGGGGCATCATCGAACAGGTTCTGCTCTTCGGGCACAGGTGTCCCACCTGGAACATTCGGAGGGGTCAGCGTATTGTTTACGGTGACCGTCGTGTCGACCCCTTCTGGCGTCTTTCCAAATTCCATTCCGGGCGTGCTCTCCGGAACTTCTTCATCTAGAGGAGGCTCCTCCTCCTCTTCTAGAGGAGCCTCTTCGTCATCGTGCTCGAGGTCGAGATCGCCCGAACTTGGGAGAGGAAGGTAGGTGTTGAGAATCTCAGCCGTAGGAACGAGCGCCTCGATGACGTCCGCAATCTCCTCGGCAAACCGACGAAAGAGCTCCTTCTTACGGAATTCATCTGTATTGTTTTCTGTAATTACTACCGGGTCATCATACAAATTACGAGCACAGTTCTCATAGCACCTCTGGACAAACACGTCATTCGCCGGAAGCTTGATGCAAATCTTTTTCGTCTTCTTATCAGTGCGAATCGCGCTCAGGATCTTGACCTGAATAACAAACACGGCCGCCATGAGGCTGGGGAAGAGCGAATTTGATTTTATAATTGCATCGGTATTCTTGTTCGAAATTGACGAATTCCATGTCTTGACATCCCGGAGGAGTTCTTGAAAAACCCTGGTCATATTCTTGCCCTGAGAAACCTTCTTGGCCTCGAGCCAAATTTCCCAAAATGCCTCAATCATGACCGGGATCATAGCCTGGCACAACTTCTTGGTAAAGCGGCGCTCAGATTCGTTCAGAAGATCCATTGTAATTACTTGCCCTTTTTTTGTACACGAATTTTACCCGCTGCTTTGTGTAAATTCACGAGGCTCGGAAAGAACATGTCGGGGGTTTCAATCTCTTGGTCGATAGTTGGTTCGGGCCGCTTGTGCCACTCGACTTTTATATCAAATGGGCCGACTAGATTTACAATATAACCGAGACGTTGAAGCTGCCGTGACATGTACAATACAGCCTTTGCAATATCATATCTTGGAAAACCCACAAGGAAAGGAGGGACCGTCAGTATACAGTTTTTATTTCCCAAATCTGAAGAAGTTCGTATTTTACGGGAAAACTGTTCGAGCATCGCCTTGTACGTCTCTTTTTTGACATCATTTCTTTTTTTTTCCCTTTGCACAATTTCCTTGGCTTGCATTCCTAAATTAAGGATTCATCTTTTCAGAGCCAGTGGAGGCGCGAGTCAAGAGATCATCTGACGAAAGCTGGCTTTCGAATGAATTCGTGAATGAATTCGTGAGTTGTATGGCGAACGTATTACTCTTCGAATCGGTCAGTGCAGACTGGAGCTGTTCGTCTATAGAACTCTGGATGGTGTCGAATGACTGATATGAGTCTGGGACATAGGCATTCATGTACGATACGGCATCCGACGTCGTCTCGGTATTTGTGATGGTTACAGCACCGGAATCATCTATGCTGGCTTGTATATCAAACTGCTGTCCAAAAAAGTGACGCGTGTTCAAAAACATAAGACGGGCATTATATTTTCCATCTCCCACGGGGGTGAAAAACAGGGTCTCTATAGGAACCATGTCTTCTTGGGTCTTCTGGAACTTTTCGATAACTGCCTGAATAACCTCAAGTGGGACGGCCGTTCCATCATATGATGGAGATGACTCGACCTGCTGAACAACTGCGGAGGGCGCTGAGGGGGGTTTTGTTTTGCTCGTGTTCCAGATGAAAAATATTATGAGACCCAGGAGCAGGAGGAATACAAGCTCCTCTTCCATTAGTAACTAGTGCGAAAATATTTCTGACGAAAAAGGTTATCACAGATTAATGGCACTGCTCGTATTCTCTGATAAATGCAAACATTCGATGGATATACTCAATTATGTGCGGACCCAGCCAGCTCTCGGTGGAATTGTTCGTTTTCATAACATAACGACGCATGGTGTCCCTTCGAAACAGATTACGCGAACCCCTACCCTGGTGACGAATGAGGGCAATATTCACGTCGGTCGAGAAGTCAGGAACTGGCTCGAGTCCATGGTCCCGGTCGAGTTTGTCTCGTGGGACTCAAGTCCTGACTTTTGCTCAAATCTCGATGGGTCCGAGTGTCATGCAAACATGTTCGAACTCGACAGGTACGGAGAAACTCTCCAGCCCGATCTCACCCCTGAACTAGAGCGCAAAATTTCTCGGCCCATAAACGAAGCACTTGCATCCGCAAAAGAACAGGCTTAAAGGTGTCTCTATTAAAAAGACCAATGAGACTAAAGACTATTCAGGCATCGGCTATGAAAGCCGTCTTTGAGGTCCTAAAAGACATTATTAACGATGTAAATGTTTATTTCACTTCGGAAGGTGTGAAGATTTTGACACTCGACACTGCTCGGGTCACTCTCGTCCAGATGAATCTACTCGCCGAAAACTTTGAAGAGTACGAGTGTAATGAGGATATTATTGCAGGGCTGAATATGTCGAACGTTCATAAGCTTCTCAAGTCGGTCACTTCATCCGACACACTGACTATGATCGCAGAGGGTCGTGATATTATGGAAATTACAATTGAAAATCCAGACAAGAATTCTGTCACAAATTTCAAGCTCAAGCTTTTGGACATTAACGAAGACTTGATTGAATTTCCTGACATTGAAATGAATGTCGTCACGACCATGCCGAGCATAGACTTTCAGAGGTTCGTGCGAGACATGGCGAATCTGGGCAACGAGATGCGAATATGGCGCGAAGGGTACGAACTCGAGCTCAGCTGCATGGGAGACTTTGCGGATCAAAAAACCGTCATCAATTATCCGGACGCCCCGAGATGCGACCGGACCGGCGGGTCGTTCAGTCTCAAGTACATAAGCCTCTACACCAAAGCGACAAATATGTGTTCGAGCATCCAGATTATGCAAGACTCGGTCACACCCGACATGCCAATAATTTTCAGATATACAATTGCAAATTTAGGAGAATTGAAATTCTTTTTAGCACCTAATATTTCCGAATAAAGTTTTTATTCCATGTTTACATATGGAGTCGAGGTACGAGGCAAAGATGCAGGAGTGTAAAAGTGAAGATGAAATGGCCGCATATCTTTTATCATGTTTCTCCATTATTAAAGAGTATACCGAAGAAACGAAGGAAACTGAGACGTCACATAGAGCGCTCGGCGTGGAAATCAAGGTCCGCAAGGGTGCCCAACGAAAAGCAATTTTTAAAAGATACATGAACGAAATTGAAGGACATTATGAGAATGAAGATTACAAAAGAGTTGAACGGCACACGAGGCCATGCGAAGGGTGTGGGAAATTGTTCACAAAAACGGTCGATGAAGCGGAGGCTGATGAGATATGCATGGAATGTGGACGGACCGAGCGGTTCCAAGAGGATGAGCTCGGATTCAAGGAGGAACAGGAGACTGAGAAACACATTATTTATTCGTATAAGCGTGAAAATCATTTCAATGAATGGATTTCACAATTTCAAGCAAAGGAATCAACGAGCGTTCCAGATGATTTATTGAATCAACTTCGGGCAGAATTTAAGAAACAGAAGATTAAGGATGTCGGTGAGATTACGCATGAAAAAGTCAGGGGTCTTCTGAAGAAGCTCGACAAGAACAAGTATTATGAACACGCTCCGTATATCGCGACTATGCTGAGTGGGATACAGCCGCCGACGATGCAACAGGGTCTCGAGGATAAGCTTCGACTCATGTTTCACAAGATCCAGGCACCATTTGAGAAACATAAACCGATAAACCGCAAGAACTTTCTGAGTTACAGTTACGTTCTTTATAAACTCTGTGAGCTCTTGGGAGAGGATAGATATCTCCCTTGTTTCCCATTGCTTAAATCAAAAGAGAAATTGTATATACAAGATCAGATATGGAAAGGTATTTGTGGGGAACTTGCGTGGGAATATATAAAAACTCAATAATTAACAATCGATCCGATCCAAAGGTGGCTTCGGGCGGTGAAACTCCTCAATCTCTGGAAGTTCAGATGGGCGGTCCGGAAAATTGATGAGATACGCGTGATCGAGACCTAAGAGGTCCATATAATTACGGGTCTGAATTCGGTACGATTCATTAATCTTACTTACCGACTTGAGCTCTATGACCGTCCGGCGATCGACTATGAGGTCCGCACGGATGTGTCCTACGTTTTGACCGAGGTAATAGACCGGCACTATGCGTTCGGTCTCGTAAAAGAGACACCGGGCCCGAAGACCAACCTCGAACGCAGAATGATACACAGACTCGGAATACCCGGGTCCCAGCTTCTTCCAGACGTCGTGAGCAATTTGTTTAATATCCATTTGAAAATTATGAGCTTATTGTATTTAAGTGAATCGTGTACGACGAGCAGACATTCGGGTTGCGTTATTTGCTGCAGTCGACCGAGTAAACACAGTCATCCGAGGAGGCGACTGTCGTCGCCCCAGCGATCCAAAAGCGCGGCTCGCGTTGAATGCGCTTCGAACACCACTACTAGGTGCCGCCGGAATGTGGATTCCGCCGAAACTTCCTCCACGGGTGAACGAGGTTGGAATATTTCCCCCAAATGCTGAAGCATTCACAAAAGAATTTACATTCTTTGAAGTCTTGGGACTTTTGCGACGAAGCGATACATATGTCG